CTCTAGCGTCTTGAAGTTAGAATAAACCAGCACGGGCCCCTTACTTTCCTTAACACGATCAAAAATTGCTGCATATTTGGGAGAAAAGTCCCTGAGTTTTTCAGGAGCAAAAACATCCGCTGCTCTAGCACGTAATTGTATAATACTATCCTTGAGTTGCTCTTCATACTCCATTGCTACCTGCTTTATCGGGGCTTCAACTGCTGCGTCTGCGGCCGCCACAACTGCTTTTTGTGCCTTTGCTTCCCCATCTTCTTCATCATCCTCCGCCAAGAAAGCATCAAGAGCAACAGCGGTCCGTGTGCTTTGGGTAACTTCTATCTGTGCGGGTTTATCTTCACCACCTTCTTCATCACCCCCCTCTTCCTTAACTCCTAGTAAAGCCGCCGCCTTCTTACTATCACTCGGCCGTGGTCTTACAATTCCATCCGGAAAAACAAAATTACACGCAGCACGGCTAAAAATCTTAAAAGAACTATTTACTGACTTCGTTGCTTGAGCATATAAATTGGACTCAAAAAGTGTCAAACCCGCAATAATACCGGGTCCGACGCCAGGTGCTTCCGGTTTAGATTCAACCTCTATTTCAGACTTGCGTTCCGCCAAATACTTGCCGAGTTGTAGACTTGACATATCTAGCAGAACAACCTCATCTTTAGTAACTGTTGCCACTAGTTCCTTCTTGGATCCCTTGTAGTAAGATATGAGACCCGTCAGACGTGAACGCAGAGAAATATTATTTTTAATGGCAAGTTTTTCCTTATCAACATAGGCTTCTACGAACTCCTTCTCTGTATCGGGTAACTGAGGCAAGGAATTGTAAATGGGCGGGCCCAAGATATTTCCTATCCCGCCTAAGGTTGGTAAAATATCACGTTCAAACCACATCGGCAAATTGCGTTCCCGCATATCCATATCATCTTCTGCTAGACGCATAAATCCCTTGAATTCACCCTTCTCATCCACAATCTTACGCAAACCAGAGGGAACTGGTGTGATATTTAACTGCCGGAAACTGACACCATCGCCCGTTTTAGCCGTGCTGAAAGAGTAAAAATCTACAGAGGGATTCATTAGCAGAACCTTCTCAACCTGCTCTTCCTTCAAAGAAGGATTCAAGGGAATTTTCGCAATACGCTTATCGCCTGCTAGAATGTTGGAGAGAACCGCTATTTCGTGGGGCTTATTTATAATAGGCGTGCCGGATAAAGCAATCATCTTACAACCGACCGCGTCGCATAATAAGCGATAAACTCCGTATGCTATCCTGTATTTTTTCGCTAAACCGCAAATTGTGGCATTCTCTTGGTAATTTGCCCGCCAGTCTGGTTGTTGTTTCTTATTTTCACGCGGCTCGGTCTTAAAAATATTCTCCAAGTCGGACCCAACAATTGTTCGGACTAAATTGTGAACTTCATCTATTACAACGACTGAATTATCAAAGAGATTTCCGGGTGTGGGATTGGCTGCTGTTCCGCAAATCCATCCGCGAACTTTATCTTCACGCAGACCATTGTAATGAATAAATTCAAAACGATCTTCTAAGTGGGCTTTAATCTGGTCCTCAATATCTGCCTTTTGATTGGGCAATAAACTATCAAAGTTAATGGGCTTACTAGGATCCGCAACCCAGAATTTGTCCTGCTTCCGCTTTCCGTATCTCTTGTTGAGATATTCCGCTGAAAGACCATATGTTGTTGTTAGAAAAATGAATTGCGAAGACGAATCATCCAATTGTGTACTAGCATTGTCTAGAGGAACAGTAACCTGCTCCCAATAATTTTCCTTCTTCAAAGCGTAATATCCGCACAGAGAAAGTTGATCCTTGTAATTAGCAGAAAGTGTAGCAGGGGTTAATACATAAATCTTTTTTGTACCACCATGACGTAGGCCTTCAGCGGCCGCAATACTTGTACACGTTTTGCCAGAGCCGAGACCGTGATAAACAAGGATACCGCGGTAAGGAGAACCACGCTGCATGTAATCACGAACAAACTCTTGATAAGCAAAATTCTCAATTGTGGTAGATGAAACCTTGCTTAACTCTTGACAGGCGTCGCCGACAGGATTAGCCAATGGTTTCTGAAGAATATATGTTTGGTACGTTTCAATAATAAATTCGTGAATACCGCGGCGATTAATGGGCATGAAAATATCATTCGCAGGATGAACTTTAATAGGATCTTCCATAACTTTGGATATAACAGCAGATTCTATCCCTTTGAATATTTCAATTTCACCGGGTTTTTTCTCTAATTTCTTTAATTCAAGTTCAACACTTAACGCAGCGGCTGATTCTTCGGGTGTTTCAGTCTTAAAAGTAACAGCAGGGAGTTTTTCACTGGTAGTCGCATTATCAGGTGCGTCGTCATTGCCAGCGAAAAATGATAATAAACTTGGTGCGGCCTTCGGTTTTTGAACACCACCACTACCAGCAGCAACCTCCGCAGCAGATGGCAAAACCATTTCAACTCCTTTTACTGATCTACCACCGCCAGGTACTACAATAGGTGTCTTCTTCAAAGCCCGTGCTTTTGCCTGTGAATCTAGCAGAGCCTTATCTGCTGCCAAAGTTGTACTTGAATGAACAACCGGTAAATCCTTAGTCTTTTCAATTAGAACACGTGGAGCTGAAAATGGTTGTCTTGCTGCCATAAATGCGGGCTTCGCACCTTTCTTACCAAAAGCAGGAGCAGGAGCAGCAGGAGCAGCAGCCTGCTCAACTAATTGTAAGGGTTCTGACGGTGACGCCATTCTAAATACTCAACCTATTTTAACCCAACAAAGCACCCACAGAGACCAGAGCAAGTCGGCTAGCCTCCTGTTCAGCCTCAAGTTTCTTCCGACTAATAGCCGATGCTAGAAGTGTCCTATTCGGCAAATAAACACCAATGGTATAAATCCGGTCATGTTGAGGTCCTTCAACATGAATCTCTTCATACGTCGGCGGTGTATGATACTGCGACTGAAAATACTTCAAGAGTTGATCCTTGTAATTGTGGTTTTCAGAAATAACCTTCGCAAAATTCACATATTGATGAAGAATGCTGATAATCCAATTATAGCAGACCTCAAATGCTGCCCCTTTCCCCGCCACTAATTCAGTATTCCGATACAAAGCACCTATCCACGCCTCTACCATTGAACCTAGCAATCGAAGGTTCTCTCGTCCCTTACAGATTGAATCCACGTGACGGCTCATTACTAACCATTCGGCCATACCCATTTTCTGTGCTAGAATACCAAGATGATCGTTGTTTACCAAATTTCCACGCAGAGTGGTCAGAAAACCCTCCCCTTCCCCATCATAGCGGTCCTGTGAATAAATAGCCACCACACAATTCAAAACTGAATCTCCAACAAATTCCAATTCCTCGTTGTGTGCTTTCTGTAATGGCAAACAATCAGCCGGCTTATCGGAAAGTTGAATAATTTCTCCATTAGGCCCAGGTGTTCCCGGTGGTTTCTCCACATATGACTTATGGACACAAGCACGACGAAACAGGTCAAAATCCAAGTTCTTCGGTAATACAACACTCTGCCTCTGTAAAAATCGCAAAATCTCGGCATTCGGTATGACTTTGTTATTTGGGTTCCACGGCGTTATGATTTTCACAACGGCGTTGACTTCAGGGAGATTAACTTTAGATTTACTTCCAGTGCTTGTATGAGCCATTATATATTATATATAGCATTTTTGTTTTAAGTCTACATGCTTACAGGATGAGAAGCATCCATCGGCTGAGTAGACGCAATTGTATTATCAGCAGCACCGTATGAAATCTGTGTCGGCTTCTGCGTCATATCAGCCGCATATAGAGCAGTCTGATTTTGTTGGCCTATCCAGTCATTCTGATCAAGTGTGGGTGCAAACATACGCTCAAGACCAGGCGTCCATTTTGCGAAATTCTCATAGCGATAGAAATGGTCACCTTCATAGTCAACTACACCCTTCTTGTCAAAGAAAGGATCTTGCATGCCGCTGACTTCCATACGAGGCTGAACACGCGGAACACCTGTAGCTTCACCGCTGTGTAAAGCCTCTGCTACTGTGGGAACACGCTCATCCGAATATTTGTCATCTTCCTTCTTTCTCTTTGGGATCAACTTAGTTACTTGAAATTCACCTGTCTTAACCTTTTCAACTACCGGGTCCCAGTCAGGATCTGTTTCATAGAGTTTCTTTACTAGAGTCTGAACATCATCTGTCGCATCATCCATCAAATCTTCAACTTTCCTGGGAGCATACTGCTGGAGAATAGCACGCTCCCGTTCATCCAACTCCTGTAGATCCTGAGGAGCACTACTGTCTCCCGCAATAGCCTGGAAGAATGGTTCAGTTACAGTCCCAGTAAAGCCTTCCAGTCGTTCTTGATTCATAGGTTGTTCATTGTCAGAACGTGTCTGGCTGTTAAAAGGAAGTTGTGACCAGTCAAATTGACGCCGAGCAGTTAGAGCATCTACAGTTACTCGTTCCAATTCATTCCGGCTTTCCTTCTCAACTGTAAAAACACGAGAAAACTCATAGTCATCCAACTTTTTAATAGGAGTCAAAGCATATGTATTTTCTTCTTCTGTTAAGACGTCTACATCCTTTGGCTTACTTTGTGCTAGAAGCGAATCATCTCTTGAAGGTGTCACAAAAGAACATTCAACACCCTGTGATCCTAAATATTTATACCACTCCTTGTATGAATCCAATGATGTAAAAATACGGCTTCCAGGCTCAGACATAATTACTCCAGACGCAGTATATTGGGCTCTGCTAGGGCATGTTAATACTGCCTCAGTTTCCACAGTATTTTGATGAGAACTAGTGGAGCGAAATCCAAAGAAAATTAAAAGACCAACGCATAACAAAAGTATCATAATAAAAAGTATATCCCCACCCATGTGTCCCTGTTTTAACGGAGTAAATTTTCTGTAAAGAATATAGAGATGGCAGGTCAGACTAAAAAGCGGAATCCGCCAAATCGTGTCGGTCGTACCCGGAAGATAATAGATACCATTCGTCATGGATTTAGCATGCTGCGTAAGCGTCCTCTTAATTTGGAAGTGAACAAGCAGACAGATATTCCGAAGATGGATAAACTCCTGTTACAGCCGCAGGCTACTTTTGTCTTTATAAAAGCAAGTTGGTGTGGTCACTGTAAAAATTATGAACCTAAATGGAATAATTTCGTAAAAACGCCAGGCAGAAATGCCCATATGGTTGCGATGCCCGTCGGACTCCAGCGGAATAGCCAGGTTCTCAAGAATGTGCCACTAGATGGTGTCCCAACAGTCTTGAGGGTTCAGAATGGAACTGTTACTGCGGTGGATATTGATCAAGCAAATGACCCTGAAGTCATGACACAGGAAGTAACGCGTCGTAGTAACGATCCTATTAATGACCCGGCCTTAGCCAATGCTATTGTTACTGCGAATCCTAATGTTGTTGAGGAGGAAGAGGAAGAAGAGCCTGCTGGAATGGTAGCAACAAAAGAAATGGAATTAATGGTAAATAAGGTTAATACAAATCCACGCAACCTGGGCGAAACAAATGGTTCACGGAAAAATGATCAAGGTGCTTTAAATTTGGCTATTCCTGTACAGAATCTGAAGGAGGCTCCTGCTCCTGCTCCTGCTCCTGCCGTAGCAGAAAAACCAATTAATTCTATAAATCTGGCGGAATTACCCTCTTCTAATCAGCCTATTCAAGTTGCTGAATCTCCGAACAAACTTTCTATGCCCGCTCCAATTCCCGAACCCATTCCGGCCGCCGAGCCTTTACCTGCTCCAACTCCTGAAGAAGTAGCAAAGGAAGTACCCGCTAATAAAACTGGTGTTGATCTATCACCCCCTCCGGTTGTCAATGCCCTCTTTGAAAGAAATGCTAAGAAAGCGAATAATGTAATCAATAAAGCACAGGAAGAAATCAGTGCTAATAATGATCCCTCTGTTACTGAAGTTTCTACCGGTGCTGCTCAACCTGCTCCTACTCCTGCTAAGCAAAGAGGCGGCAGCCGCAGACATACACTAAAGAAGAAAGGCAAACTCCTCAACTACTTCCGAGGATTAACCAAGAGGGCTCGGAAAATTTGAAACCTTTATAGTTGCTACAAAATAGTAGAGAAAATGGAGGAAGATACTATTATTTTCCAGGCACTTGAATTCAATGGTAAAGATCATTCAGCCGAAATTACAGATAACAAAAATCGTACTTACAGAGAAAACACTGGATATGTCGTTCAAATATTTGGAATGACATCTGCAGGAAAAACTGTCTGTGCTAGTATTACCGGATTTAATCCCTACTTCTTTATTGGGATTCCCGATGGTTCTTCACCGCAATTTCTAAGTAAACTAAAAGCCGCAGTTCTTAGTAAAATTCCCGAAAAAAAGCATAAGCAAATCCGCTTTGATGAAGAGGCCTATAAGGTCCTCTACGATTTCAACAATCATAAGAAAATCCCCGTTCTAAAACTCAGTGCTCCAAACAAGAATCTTTTCACAAAACTGAAGAATATCTTTCTTGATAAGGATTCTAACTTTCTAGCAAATCCCGTAGATCCGAAGTTGCCGTCCCTAAAGGTATATGAGGCCAATATTGACCCGATGCTACGTTTCTTTCACGCAACTGACATTTCACCCAGTGGTTGGATCCAAGTATCCGATTATGAACTGAATGATGAAGGACTGGAAAAGGCGGATATCAATATTAAGGCAACAGTGGGAGACATTGAGCCGAAAGCTATTCTTGAAGCCGCCCCATTCAAAATCATCAGTTGGGATATTGAGTGTATGTCTAGTCACGGCGACTTTCCTGTCCCAAAGAAGAATTACAGAAAGGTTGCTCGTGAAATCATTGAGGGAAAATGGTTAGACCCAGCAACAGAAATTCTCCAAGAACTCCCCCTTGCTCTAGCAGGAAAATCCACGAAGCATCTTTCATTCATTGAACTGAAGCCACTTCTGAGGAAGGCCGCTTCCCCGGATATAAAAGCCTTTGAGAAACGCCTTCCTGAAGTCATTATGGCCATAAAGGATAAGGATAGCAAGAATGAGAAGAAAATTGATACGGTCACTGCGATTCTGGACAAGACTCTTCCAGCCATTCAAGGTGACCGAGCCATCCAAATCGGCATGGTGATGTGGATTGCTGGAAAACCCGTAGAGAAGTGGATTTATACGCTCGGCTCCTGCGATCCTGTCCAGCACTCTGAAGATGAAGACACATCAGTTCCAATTCACACCCATGCTTTTCCTGATCAAACTAATGAAGGAGAACAGGCAATGTTCTCTGCTTGGATCCAAGAACTCGGCAACCTAAATCCCGACATTCTTATTGGATATAATATCTTTGGTTTTGACGAGAAGTACTGCTGGGAACGCTTTGAGGAACTAGGGCTTATTAACAGCAGCAAGAATTTAGATCCACGCTTAGCCGTCCATCTAAGTCGTCTTAAGGAACAGCCCGTTGGCTTGAAGGAGCAACGCTTGAGCAGTGGTGCGATGGGTGATAACTTCTTCTATATCTTGGAGATGCACGGACGTCTACAGATTGACCTTCTACCGTATATCCGTCGCAACTTTAATCTCCAGTCGTACTCCTTGGACGCAGTCTCTTCTAATTTCATGGCCGGCAACTTGAAGTCTATTAAGGAAACCGAAAACAAGGGTATTTTCAAGATCATAACAAAGTCAACAAAGGGGCTGCGTGTTGGACGCTATGTAGTTGTCCTTGATGCGGAAAATGACAAACTCAGTAACAAGATGGAAGTGACAGCCATGACCGCAACAGATATCACAGTCCGGTCCGCACAGCCTCTAGCAGAAATCCTTGAGAATGGCCGGCCTGAATTCTGGTGTATGGTGAAAGACGACGTTTCGCCGCAGGATATCTTCCGTCTTCAGAAGGGCACTTCTGCTGACCGCTCTATTGTAGCAAAGTACTGCTTACAGGATTGCGACCTGGTTATGGACCTCTTTAATAAATTGGAGGCTTTCCGTAATGCTCAAGCAATGGCAGATGTCTGCTGTGTTCCAACGGGCTATATCTATATGCGGGGTCAGGGTGTCAAGATTGAGTCACTTATCTTCAAGGAGTGTATGAAGGAGGGACAGCTTATTGAGGTCCTACCATCGCAAGGATTTCCCGATGCGGAGGATATTGATTTGAAGCCGGATGGGGATTCGGAAGCAGAAGAAGAGGAAGAAGATTCATACGAGGGTGCGATTGTCTTGCCACCAAAGGCAGGAATCTACTTGGATGATCCGATTGCGACCTTGGACTTTGCTTCCCTGTATCCCAGCACAATCATCTCGGAGAATCTGAGCCATGATACGCTGATTTGGGTGAAGGATTATGCGGACGATGGTACGGAGACCATAAGGGAGGGTAGTGAAACCTATGATAATCTACCTGGTTATAAGTATGTTAATGTGGAGTATGATATTCTCAAGTCTGATCCCGCTGATACAAGGAAACACCCAGCAAAGATAAAGACTGGCACACGCATTTCCCGATACGTCCAATTTGCTGGAAGCGAAAAGGGAACTATTCCTAAGATTCTCCAGAAGTTGCTGAAGGCCCGTAAGACAACTCGTAAACTGATTGAGACGGAGACTGATGATTTCAAGAAGGGACTGCTAGATTGCCAGCAGAATGCCTATAAGATTACAGCCAATTCTCTGTATGGTCAGTTGGGATCAAAGACGTTCAAGATTCGCCGGGTTTGCTTGGCTGCTTCTACAACTGCGTATGGCCGGAAACAGTTGATGTATGCGAAGGCAGTTGTGGAGGACTGCTACTCGGGAAAGAATGATAAGCGTTGTGACGCTACCTATGTGTACGGTGATACAGATTCAGTCGTTATCAACTTCCGTGTTCGTGATCCGATAACTGGAAAGCCTATCAAGGGCCGCGATGCGTTGCCGATTGTGAAGATGCTAGCAAT